TGATATTTTAGATCAATTCTGTGATGAGATGGTATCTATTACACATTCTTACTTACCTCCGAAAATTTTATCTGCTAGTTATAAATACTGGAACTCTAGGTATCCAATAACTCAGCAACAGCGACACAATAAAGTTTACAATGTTATTTTAGATTCATCAACTCCAGATGAGTTGGATTTCAAAATAAAGGCCTTTGTTAAAAGGGAGAAATTATTACATGCCTCAATTGAGATTAGCGAAAAAGATCCAAGATTAATCCAAGGACGCACTGATTCATTTAATGTTGCCACTGGTCCAGTTTGTTTATCTATATCAAACTATATGATACAACAGTTACACTTTGGCAACAATATTTGTTATGCATCAGGGGCAACTTGTGATTCTATAGGATTTTGGTTCTCTCAAATTGGCCATAATAATACTCGTTATACTTATTATGAATCCGACGGAAAGAGATATGACTCCAAACAAATTGTAGATGTTTGTGCAGCTCGTGTAGCTGTTTATGCAACTTACACTGACCAGCATCATGCTATTGATGCTTTTACCAAAGACATCCATGTTCGTCGAGGTCGAACCCCACATGGAGTCCGTTATAAAGTACCCGGTACAATGCCCTCAGGTAGTCAGGACACGTCAATGGGTAACTCTATATTGAACATCAGTACCAATGTATTTAATATTAAAGAGAGCACTAATATAACTGTTAAGAAGGTCGTCAATGATATATTTATGATAGTCTTAGGAGATGACAATATTACGGTTGTGCCTTCGTATTATCCCAAGTTAACTAATAAGTACTTGAATGCATTAGGTTTGGATATTGAGATGATTGAAAGGAAGAATTCTTATGATTTGACATTTTGTAGTTCTTACATATACCCTGTTGAGGGTGGGTTTTGTTTAGGACCTAAAGTGGGGAGATTTTTGGCTAAATTTGGCTGGTACATTGATGCAACTAAGCGTGATTTGTTTTCTATTCATTTGGCAACCATACAGAGTATCGAGAGAGATGTTAGTTTTATTGAGCCTCTCCATATGGTTGTGCAAAAACAGAAACAATTGCTTTTACTTAATAATGTGCGGCCAAAGAAAATCCCGAAATCTTTTAATTTGCATGTAGGCAATTTACCTAAGGCCAATGAAGAAACTGCTCACTTCCTAAATTACCATTATGGTTGGGACACAAATATGAAGATTCAATTGCAGAAAGAATTAGATTCCATCACTCAATTACCAGCCTTTTTACCTAGCACCATTTTAGAGAGATTTTTGACACGTGATAATGATGTGGAAAATTATGTAGGCCCTATATCCGGCAATTTGGTTGACATTTTGCGTGGGTATTTGGCCGAAGTTAATTTCACTTATGACACTGCCGAGTTATTTCTTAATATTATTAGTGCTGGTTGTCGTTCTAAGACTGTTACACAACTTTCGGATACCTTGTTACTTTTAATAGCTACGCGCCGGTGTATTAAGCGTGGCGTTGATGTTTCTCTCTTACGGTTTATAGTTGGGCCAGTTATTGTAGAGGAGTTGTTAAAAAGGGTTCATGTTTCATTAGCTATTGCTTTTCCACTGTTTGAATTACTTGTCTATGTTTTTGCCATGATTGGAAGGTGCACTGATAATATACCTGCACTATTTACCAAAGGCACCACCGAAAATCGTTTGTTTGTGTGGTTTGTACTTAGACGAGTTATTGTGGTCTTTGGGCATTATGCTTATACGAGACAGCCCATTTTAAACGCCATATTGGCACACTCTATTCTCAACTTATCTGTAAGCGATCGACCATAATGAAATTTCATATTTATATGATTTCTTTATATCGATTGTGTTGTTTATTTCTCGATATCGTTTTAACAGTTTTAAATTTTGTTATTGAGTTTTTGTTTTAGTTATGGATGATTTTGAATACATTTCTAATGACCCACGTACGATGGTTAATGCTGCGTTGCCTAAAAATTCTAGACCCGATCCTAGGGGTAACACAGAT